CACCATTAGCAATTGTACTGATATCACGTAGCATTTTTTCATTTAATGCACGTGCAAGATTTGGAACTTCACCGAAGAAAACAATTTCAAATTCAAACAACTTGCCTTGCGACCAATACACGCGCTTAACTTGTATGTGACCACTTGCAACTGGTATGGTGTTGTTCGTTAACGTTGCTTCAGTTTTAATTCGATAATCAAACCAACCATCGAAATTCACGTTGTAAATAGCACCGAAGAAATCGACATTTGTCTTACTCGCAGGAATACGAAATTCACGCGAGTAATTACCAACTGCGCTGAAGTCGGTGATGTCTGTGAATTTAAAATTCAGATGTAGTTTTTCATTCTCGTACAAGTCAAGAACCGCGTACGTTCCATCACCGTTGTTAACGCTTAATATTACTTCGTTTATCATAGACCTACTGCTTGACTATATTTAAGATTGATTGTTAAGTTGTAAAGTTTAGAATAGCGTTCATCTTTCACAACATAATTAGTTGCGTCAACAAGAACTGGTATTTGACCACCACCATCTGTTACTATGTACACGTCATTCGAACGCATCAATGTATTCAAGAATTCAAATTCACCAACACTTAACCAATCACTATTGATAACAAGACCTTTTGTTGTACCAACGTATCTATCTGTTACACCCCTATCGTATGTGTTAAATGAAAATGTACTTGCGTTGTAATCACCAATTACTTTTTGATACTGCTTTCTTTCGTAGTTATATGACAACTCTGATTTCTTCGTGAAGTTAAAATAGTCAACACCACCGCACGAATTTGTCCACATCAATCGCACGTTGTCGAATGTGCAATCATCTTCAATTTTGTAAAACACATAACGTCTTGAAACCCTTGTGCCACCTATGTTACGCGCATACACATCATACCACTTCCAATTCGTCATTGTTGCCCCATCAGACAACAAGTTCATCGGGTATGCACCGAATGCGTTTACTGCTAATGGATCACCACTTAACGCATATGTGATTGTATCAATTAGTGTGTTGGATTGATTGAAAATGTTAATCGCAATTTCAACTGCTTCTGTGTCTGGTAACTGCGTTGATATTTGACCAACGGAATACATAACACCATAATCAGATAATCGTGCAGGTATGTAAACTTCATCAGTTGTTAAACCACCAACACTTGTGTAATCACTCCATACGTGCGTTGTGTTCAATCGTTCTGATAACAAATACTTGTCTGTTGTATTGAGCGCATAACGTGTATTTGTATCGGGTAAAAATCCATCACTCACTTGATATTCTGCAAGGAAGAAATAACCGCGTCTCGATAATGCTTGACCAACGGTTGTTGGTGTGAACACTCCATTAATTAACCAACCTTCTTTAATAGTTGCACGTGCGTAAACAACTGAACTTGTTTCATCTTGAATGTTTGCAAAATTTGCAAGTGTTGAATGGTACAACTTTTCACGTATAATTGGTGCGATATCTAACACACCATATCCACTTGCGTTCGGCTGTACGTTAATTGTGAAATCACCAAAATCAAATATGTAACGAAAACCTGCGTTACCACTATTCGTTGACGATGCAACGTAGATAAGTCGCTGACCAACTGGTGTGAATTGTTCTGGTTGTTGTTGAATTGTAATTGCCATAATTCTTTATTTAAATTCTGTGTTTAATTGTGCTTCAAAATCTTTTCCATACGCGACAAATAATTTATCTTGATATTCTTCCCACGTATTTTCTAACGCATATTCAAATGCATTCCATCCTTTGATTCCTTTCTTACCTATACTTCGCGCTATCAAGAATGCAACTTGATTTTTTAATGCATCTGTTTGCTTCACTATTTTTCCATCTTTGTTTCGTAACTTAATTCTTCTTTCATCAATCCATTGACGTATTGCACTAACTGGTGGTGCTGATGCACCTGCACGTCTTCCATCTTCCATCGATCCAAAATACTTGTTTGCTTTTCCTTTTGCGAAAACTGAAATACCAATTGAATTGCTTTTGATTTTCAATCGATATGCAAGTGATTTATTCAGCGTTCCAGTATTCACGCGATTCGTTGTTAATGACCTTCCTGCACCAGTTGTTGTTCTGCGTTTCATACGATAATCACTTTGCATCAATTCAATAAAACGCTTCGCCATTTCATCGACTACTGAAAAGAAGTTCGGCATTTTTTCTCTCGTCATAACTGCGCAATTAATTCATCAGTTGTGTTGATATCAACGTTATTCACGATGCAAGGAATTGTAATTGCATAAATACCTTCATCTAAAAATAAATGCACACACGTTTCATCGATTACTTCATATCCATTCAACGCATAAACACGTGAACGATAAGTTACTTTCTTTTCTTGTATAATTATTTCTTCGCGCATTATGGTTTATTTATTTGAACGTGAATAAACGAACTTCTTGATGTGTCAGCAGTAGAAGCATTTTGAACTGCAACAATTAAATACTGATTTTGTGTCCAATCGATATTTGAACTCGTCACCGTTGTACCAGTTTGTGTGTCATCAAAAAACACACCTACTGCTGATGCAAAGCCTTCCGTATTATTTGAACTTTTAACTGCTAATACGCGTGAAATTTGCGCGTATGTATTCGTATTTGCAACCGTTGCACTTGTTGCAACTAATGAACCACCAACTGAACTCGTAGTATTTACATAGGCACGAATTATATGTGTACCAGCAGTTCCCGTTTTACGTGTTCTAACTCTAAAGTTTAAAATGTCGCCAACTGCAACCGTATTCGCAGGAATTAAAATTGATGAAGTTAATGTACTTGTTGTTGTACCAGTTACCGCAGTACCATCAGTTGTTGTAATTATATTTCGAATAGGTGGGTTTTGATTTTTCCACAACAACGTTGAAGCATCATAAGTCAACACTTGTTTATTTGTTGGTGCATTAATCAAAACACCTTCATCGTTATTTATATTACTACCTATCGTTGGTCTGATTTGTAATATACCATTAACTGCGGCTTTAATTACAATAGCAACTAACACATAATTGTTTGGTGCTACTGGTGGTGATAATTGCAAACCACCTGCAATTGTATCAGATGCAAATAAAATATCACCATCAGAAAATGAACTTGTATCTATACCACGCAATTGACCAAAATGCATAACCATACCATCACTACCATTTGCAATGCTTTCAGCAGTTACACCCATTACATATTCAGAAGGATATGTACCATCAGCAAGAAATGGTGTGATTAAAATTCGACCACTTGAACCAAGTGTACCATTCGCCATTACAACCGTACCTGCAGGAATAGTAGAACCAGTTTGGTTTTTAGCGTAGTAAAAAACATCTTGCATCAGTTGTCCAACGTGACCATTTAAAACCAATTGTAATGTGCTATGGTCAGTATCCCAACTTAATGTTCCTTGCGTAGTTGGTGTTGATGTTGGTGTTGTATCAAATGAAACAAAGCCTGCATCTATACCATATTCGCCCAAGTCAACATCTTGTGTTGCACCAGTATATGGAACACCGCCACCACCACCACTCGCAGTTGCTTTTATGTAGAAATCTTTACTCATATAGATGAAGGTGTATCACAAGAACTCCAATAGTAAGGAACAACCATATCGAACGTAATTGTCCATCCAGTTAACACGTTTGCGAATTCTTCAATGAATGGTTCAATGCTCACGTTTTGAACACTTATCAATTCACCAAACACTTGTCGGTTAGTCATAACGTTTGCAATGAAATCTTCAACGATTTGTTGCAAGTCACTTAACACTTCGCGTTGGTATTCTGTTTTTGTTTCTTTGTCGCGTGGAATGTCTGCAAGAATGATTTGAAAAGAAAATGTTTTCGATCCAGTTGCATAACTAACTGATGGTGGTATAACTTGGAACATTGGAAACTCATTCCACTTTTCGATGTCGAACGTATCAATGTGACCAAAGCGAAATTCTTTGATGATGTAATGAGCATCAACCCACGTTTGGAATTTATTGATAACTTCGTTTAATGATTGTATTTGTGACATAATTATAATCGAGCATATAGTTCATATAAGTAAATAGCTCCCACGCCTTTTTTTCGCTAATTAAATCCAACTTTGTTAAATCTCTATCGCAGGCTTCCATAAACATATGGTAAAAACCATAGCGACCTAACACTTGTTTTAATCCATCGTCAAATCTTGCATCTTCTTCTGCAACTCCATCAACGTCTGCTCCAAAAATTCTTGGGAATTGTTGTTTAGTTCGTTTAGCAAAGTCGAAAAAAAAAGCATCGCACCATTGAATTGTTCCAACGTCATTTGCTCAACGTAGTGTTCATTCATTGCACGATTTTCTGTTGTGTATTTTTCAATCGTGTACTTATCACCAACACGTTTGTCGATTGGTCTGTACAACACACCCATTATCTTCACGATATTCGTATTCACGTCTTTACACCATTCACTAATGTCTGCATATTCACCTGCCGTTATTTCGTAAAGGTTTGGAATGAATGCGAAATCTTTATCTTTAATTGTTATCTGCTGAAAGAACCGTGCGCTCTCGACTAACAAAGATTCGTTGAATGCGTTTATTAATACTGGTAAATCTTTGATAGGAATTTCTTTCGCTTGTTCTTTTGTTATTGAACAACACGCACACACTTGTTCAATTTCGTTCTTCGCTAATTTGAAATCACGAAAGTGTTTAAGTGTGATACTTGAATAGTCAGCAGGAATAGATACACGTAGTGACATAGTTATTTTTTTTAAGATCCACAATACAAACAATCTTCATCGTTTGAATTTAGAATGCGTTGTACTTCTGCGTTTATTTGTTCTTCATTCCACGATGGATGAAATGCTTTTACTTGTGATTTCAAAAACATAAATTCGTTTGTCATAACTTATCGTTTATTATAATTTGTACTGGTGCATCTGATTCACCAACTATTGTTTGTCTTGCTTGTTTAGGTTTGAAATATTCAAGCATTGTTAAATAGTAATGCAAGAAATCTTCATCATCCATATCACCCAAAATTGTCATTGCACGTTGCGCACCACTTGTCACAACGTATTCACCTAATCGATTCCACATCTCTGTTTTTTGAGATACTGCACCTTTAGGTTTCAAACCACCGTGTCCTTTTTTCAACCTTCCGTTTTCATCACGTTCAGCCATAAGTAACTTTAATTTATAGTGTCAATTAATAAATATAAAATCAATCCAGTTTACTTTTAAAGTGTAAAATTAATTGTTCCATCTTTGAATCATAGTATTTTGAAAACGTGTTGAAACCTTCGTTATTCGATTCATAGCAACGATAAAGAACACCACGTAATCGTTGTGATGGTTTCTTCATTGTATCTTCTAAATCAGTTTTCAATGATTCCACCATTTCAATTTCATCGCGTGAAAAAGATTCTTCTTTAAAGAGCAGATAACCAAATTGATTCGCAGTTGTAAATAGTTCTGATGCTTGAACTGGTGTTAGTTCATTAGTACCAAAAGTCAATTTAAGTGTTTTGTCTTTACGTGTTGTTACTGCTTCTAATTGCGCTGGTATTGTAATCATTTATTTTCGATTATTTCAATTTCTCTTAATGTAACACAAGGATTATGTTTGTCATAAGTAAACGCGTAATCTTTACCTGCCGTTTGACACATATTTTTTGCGTGTGCATAAAAGTAATGAAATGCTTTTTCGTATGTTTCAAAATCTTCATTCCAAAGAATTTCACCTTTGTATTTTGCTCTTACTATGTATGTCATTTTTTGTATAATTCTAATTTATGTTTACACGTTCCATCTTCTTCTCTCACATCATCTAAAAAATATGCTTGATAGTATTTAGATGGTATTGCTTTAAAGCGATAGCATTCTTCTTTAAAACTGCAATTAGAATTATCACACATAGTTATATCGGGCATAATTGTAAATAGATTTTATTGTAACAAATTTGAATATAAAAATGTTACAATTAAGTATTAGTTATTATATAAGTAATACGTATAATAAACATATTCAAAAGAAAAGAAAGAAAAAGAAAAAAAGGTAAAAAAGAAAAAGAAAGAAAAGAAAAAGCCCCCCAAGAAAAACAAACGTTCACGCTTCAGAAGAAGCATTTGCTCGTTCCAAGCATTGATGTATTGCAAGTTTAGACGTTTGATACTGCGCTATGTCCTACGCAGGTTATTGTAATTGTGTTAATCATAAATAAGAAAAGCGTGAAGGGAGTAATGCAACAAACCACCCAACACGCTTCCTTGTGTTAATCCTAAACTTGTAAATATGACAGAACGTTTTTGCATTAGCACAAATATACGATGCTTATTTAATTATTTGCTTTGATACTTATCAAGAAGTTTTCAAAGTTTCACGCATCTGTTTTATTTCTCTTTTGATACACGCACTACACGTTGAACGTTCGTTATACGCTTGTGTTATTTGGTCTTTATACGCGTAGAATTGATTGCGTTGATTGTCATCTATCTTACCAGTTGTTTCGATTTCTTCTAACAACAACAACAACTCATTGCGTTCACTATCTGTGAGCATTCCTTTCCATTTATTTGCAGGACACGATGCAAGTGATAGTTTTGCTTTGATGGGCATAACGCACCCACACAAGTGAATTGATTTCTTTTTGTATTGCACTTCTATTTCTTTTTCTTCACCAACGATTAGCGATCCACACGATTGCGTTGATGCTTCGAAGAATTTGCAGTTGCGACAAATCGCTAACCTGCGATTGTATTCTTGTGATTTAACGAATAACATTTTGTTTCAGTTTTTGTTTTATTTTATCTATTGTTCTATACAAGTAAACGGAAGGTATACCGGTTTGTTTCGAAAGTTCTTTGTACGTGAAATCTTCTAAAATATATTCTTCAAACACTAATCTTTCAAATTCACTTAACCGACTAATCAAGATATCCAGTTGTTCGTTCGTCATTCTTGCACCTAACCACGTTTTATCTTCTTCGTAATTCTTATCTACAAAATCACGTTTGTTTCTTTTGTATTCGATGTGCAATTTGTAGAACGGTGAAGATGGTGAATTAATCGACAAATACATCACGCGTATGATGTAGAACTCGAATTCTTCATTCTGTAATAAGTTATCAATGTGTTTTGATTTAACTGCGCTGATAATCGCATCGTGTAATAAATCTTCGTAATAATCTTGACCACGAGCAATGTTGTGCGCAATCTTTTTAAGATGCGTGTAATTCTTGTTTATGTATGCGTCAAGTGTCAAGGTATTTCTTTATTATTTCAATTGCTTCTTCGCTACCCTTGCAAATATACGAATCGTAATTTCTATTTCTTAATTCGTCACGCCACCATTTCTGTTCACTTGATACACTACCACCTTTTTCTTTTTTCATTTCGATTGCAAGACCGTGATACGATCCACGTGGTTCGTATATAAACAAATCGGGGAATCCTTTAACGTAACCAGTACGTTTCATCTTAACCGCTTGTAAGTAACTGGTTCGCATACCACCTGCTGAAGCGCAATACAATGCGTTTGGATACGTAGAACGAATGAATTGAATGACCAATTGTTGTTGGTATGCTTCAGAATTTACGTTCAATGCATTCTTTTTGTATGTTTTTTTAGGTTTTCTGCTAAAAGTTTTTGTGTTCATTTTCAGTAAGTTAGATAGTAGTCAGAAAAAAAAGATTAAAAAAAGTGAAAAAAAATTTGGTAATTCAAAATGTAGTTGTATATTTGCTCCATCAAACAAATATAAACAAAACAAAAAACAAAACAAGATGAACACAGTAACATTTTACCACAACGGAATCGAAGTAAACGAATTCACATTCGCAACTGAAAAAGAAGCAGTTGATTGTATGATTCGCCACGCATCTGAAAAGAATCTTGAAATCAATGACCTTTATACAGAAGCGTATTCGGAAGGCAACAAACCTGAAACATTAATCATAGTAAACGCAATCAAATGAGCAAAGAACTTAAATACATAATAGGTGCAATCCTGCTATTCATCGCGATGGGAATTATTGGTAACGATGAATATGAATTCGAAAAGCGTCAAGAATCAGTAACAATTGAAAACAATGAAAACAACTAAAACAATACAACTAACCGATGAAGAACGAAACATTATTTACTCTGCTATCATCTTTACGCAGAACCAGTACGCAGATATGCGTAGTAGCAACGAGACATTTAACACCTATCTTAATGAAAGAATCGATAAACTTGAATCCTTATTGCACAAATTTATTACAAGCAAATTCGACAACTAATCGTAAATTTGTTTGTGTAAAATCATCAGCAGACGCATACAAGTTAACTCACAACGAAATCAGCAACAATATTGTTAAGCAAAAAAAGATTTCAGAAATGCGTTGGAATGACAGCATAATTGAACCATATTTGTAACCAATTAAAACAAAATACAATGACAAATCAATTTGAATTAAGTGGTGTGTGCGAAAACATTGCGCTCACGCACGAACAACTAACATCATTTCGGAATTCATTCTTTGCACATATCAAAATCTGCGCACTCGAATCAGATTACAAAGAACAAGTGATAACACCAGTTGCGCTCAATGGCAGGTTGTACAAGTTGCGCACATATGGTGAATGGACAGAACACGATGGTGTGGACCACTACGAATGCATTGATGCAGAACTTCAGTCAAATATCGAAAACGTTTGGTGGGGATTGAACACAGATTGGTTTCACACGCGATTCGAAAGAAAAGATTTTTTACCTATTAACTTTTAAAATAAAAAACAATGCAACAACAAGAAAAAAAGTACACATTCGTTGTGTTCAAATCACCACGCAGATTAATCATCAGTAATTCAGAAAATGGTACTGGTAATAGCGGTGAAAATATTATCGTTCACTCACGCAGAACATCAGATTATTATCTTTGCTATGGAACGGAATCTGAAGTTAGTCAATGGACAAAGGCACGTATGTCTGAAGGATTCGATTTCGATGACTACTACGAACCATCTGCAACGTTTGATGTCAACTTACACAAAGATGTTTTAATAAATTTGTGATATGGCGCAATGGATCGATGAAATGTATCTTCACGAAGAACGTGAAGAAATCAAAGCAATTAAAGAACAAAAAAGTAAACAATTAAATCTAAATACAATGACAAAAAAAAGTGTGGTTAAACACGTTCAAAGTGCAGGTACTTGGAACGGAATGTTCAAATTCGAAGTAGAATTCGAAAACAATGATTCTGGTACTTGTTTCTGCAAGGAAGAATCGACTATTCAAAAGAATTTTCCAATCGGAAAAGAAGTTGAATATGAAATTTCACCAATGGGAAAAGGTCACAAAGTGAAAGCAGTTTACAATCCAACATCTGCAACTGGTGGTAGTAGTAATGGTGGTGGTAGTGGTGGTTTTAAATCGTTTGCAAAATCACCCGAAGAACAATCACGAATTGCACGAATGAATGCGTTAACGAACGCAGTTAATTGGGCAGTTAGCAAAGATGGTTCAAGCGAATTAGATGTGCTAACAATTGCATCAGCATTCGAACACTTCATTATGAATGGCTTGAATACAACAACAACAAAATCAACAACTGATGAAATTCCATTTTAAAAAAAAAACAATATGAAAAAGTTAATCAATCTAACTCAAGAAGTAAAAACACTTCTGACAACAAGACCAGCATTACGCGAAAACAACAGAAAATTATGTATCGCAGTTTGGAAAAGAGAAGCAAAAAGAAAACGTTTAGAACCTTCATTATTCTTTGAAAATTATGAACGTGGATCTCTTACAACTGCTGATAATATCACACGTTGTGCGCGTAAAGTGAAAGAAGAAAACGCAGAACTGCGTGGTTACAATCACACCAGTAACAAGAAGAAAGAACAAATTGCAAAAAAAATCTTTAAGAAAAAATGATAGTTGAACGATATAATACACCATTCGCAAGTTTCGTGAAAAAGAATTTTGGTACGATTAACAAGTTCAAAAAAGTATTAAGTGTAAGCGAACCAACCGTTCGCTTATACTTAAAACATCCAACGCGAATGCGCATCGAAGATTTCAATCGCATCTGTAACTTTTTAGAAATGAAACGTGAAGATGTCTGGAAAGCAATGACAATAGACATAACAATTAAACACGAAGGAAATGAGTGATACAAGGGCAATACGAGCAATTAAAAACGAAATCATTGATATGATACCACCAACACATTACAAACGTTTCAATCAATTGTGGGAACTGGTTGTGCCTAATGTAGTAACACCATCGCCAGAACAAATTGAAGTACAACGTGAAATTGCAAATGAACGTGACAGATTTTGGTTGTGCGTTGAAGACAAAGTGTGTTCGCAGATGGGAATCAATTCAGTTGAATTGTACAACAAAACACGTATTCGTGAAGTCGCACAATCACGTCAAATCATTTGGTGGATAATGTATAACACTTGTCGCATTAGTTTACAAGCGATTGCGAACCGTTACTACAAAGACCACGCAACGTGTTTGCACGGCATCAGACAAGTTAGTGCTATTATGCAATTCGATAAAACTTTTCGCGCTGATGTTGAATGTATTTGCGATGCAATTGCAAACGCAGGTTTCACACAAGCACAAGAATTTTACCGTACTTTTACAAAAGAAATCGAAAGACAAAACGCTAAAAAACAAAAACAATGAATGGTTATTTTTTAATGAAAAAAATTGATGCGTTAGAACTGCGCATCAAAGAACAACAAGAACAAATTGATGCTATCGAAAAACGTTTGAAACAACGTGAACCATCAAAACGATTTCAACCACCAACACAATCTGAAGTTGTACTTTACATTTGCAATGATTTACAAAAGTTGTGTGGATCGGATGCTGAAGTATTCGCAGAAAAATTTGTAGCGCATTACGAAGCAAATGGTTGGAAGGTAGGAAGGAATGCGATGAAGGACTGGAAAGCATCAGTAAGAAAATGGAACATAGAACAATTTAATAAACAAACAAATGCAACAATTACCAATGGAAAATTCAATTCAACGAATGCCGAACGCATCTACCGTGATGCACAGAACATCGGATAGAATCACAATTGCAGAACGTCAAAGTGAATTCATCAGCAAACACGATTTACCGACATTCGTAAAACTATGCGCGAAGTTGTGTGCTATGTATGGTTTACAATTACCCGAAGCGCAACTATTACAATTGCTCAAAGATTTCATCGATAAGCATTACGCGTGGTGTACGTTCGAACATTGGAACATCGCGTTCGAATTAAATGCATCTAACCAGTTAGAAAAAAAAGTAGAACCATTTGGTGCGTTGACCATTACATTTTTAGGTGATGTCTTGACGTTATACAAACCACTTCGTGACAAAGCAAATTTAGAATGGCAACGCGAAATCAATGAACACAAAAAACAATTACAACCAACACCAGTTGTAAGCGAAGAAGATTGGTTGCAGTCATTGAATGAAGATATTGATTCATACAAGCAAAAGAAATTCACGATAATTGATATGCGTGGATCGATAATGTTAGAATGGTTGGAGACAAGCGGAAGAATTGCACACGATTATTTTTCTGATGAAGAATATAAATTAGCGAAACGCAACGCAAAACAAATTGTGTTTGCTGATTTGCAAATGTCACAAGCGAAATTCGATAGAATGGTTGAAGGAAAAAAAGAAAAGGTGCGTGATTATATTCGTGTTCAAGGTTTGCGTGAATTATATAAACTTTATTTGAGTAAGCAATGAAACAATACATTTACGATGATCAAAACAATTGCACAAATGATGATTGTATGTATTACAAATCAGATGGTGTGTTAGCATATTATTGTATTGCTAAAAATAAATATGGTTGGAAGTATTCAATTAATGTCGAAAGCAAAAGTGTTACTATCTGCACACCTATTGGTTTAAATGAAGAAGATGTATGTACAAATAAATCACAAGCAATTGAATTGGCTAAATTTGAATTGAAGCAAATGCTTTTATCCAGTAATTACAATGGGCGATTTGATGGTGTATTGTTAGCAATGGGCGAAGTTGTTAAACCAAAAATTGAAGTAATAAATAAACCACAATTAACTTTGTTTTAATGACATATCAACCAACATATCTTGATAGACAAAAAGAAGCGTTGTTGTATTTAGCAATTGACTCGCCAGTTGAACAAGTGTTGTATGGTGGTGGTGCAGGTGGTGGGAAAACAAAGTTCGGTTGTATGTGGCAGATTCAACGCAGATTGAAGTATGCAGGTACACGTTCTTTGATTGGTAGAAGCAAGTTAGACACGCTGAAAAAAACAACGTTAAACACTTTCTTTGAAACTGCGCACGAATTCGGATTAGTTGCAGATAAGCATTACAATTACAATGGACAAACGAATGTGATTACATTCTTCAATGGTTCTGAAATTGTCTTGAAAGATTTGTTTGCATACCCATCTAATCCAAATTTCGATTCGTTAGGTTCGCTTGAAATCACAGATTACTTTATTGATGAAGTTGCTGAAGTAACAGAAAAAGCAGTTAACATAGTTCACTCGCGTTGCAGATACAAGTTAAATGAATTCAATTTAATTCCTAAAGGTTTCTTGTCTTGCAATCCATCGAAGGGTTGGTTGTACAATGAATTTTATTTGAAAAACAAACAACAAGAATTACCAGTTCATCGTGCGTTCGTTCGTGCATTACCAACTGACAATCCTTTCTTACCACAAGCATACATTGAATCACTACGCAGGTTGCCCGATTACGATAGAAAGCGTTTGCTCGAAGGTAATTGGGAATTCGATGATGATAGTGACAAGTTATTTGCAACTGATAATTTGTTGCGAATGTTCCGCAATGAATTGTTGGAAGGCAACAAGTACATCACTTCAGACATTGCCCGATTCGGAAAAGACCGTACAATCATTTGCGTGTGGAATGGATTAACGTTAACTGAAATCAAAGTATTGCATCGTGCATCAGTTGATGAAGTTGTCAATGAAATACGCACCATTGCGAAGAATAACAACGTGTTATTGCAGAACATAGTATGTGATGAAGATGGTGTTGGTGGTGGAGTGGTGGATTTTCTGAAATGTCGCGGATTCGTGAATGGATCGAAAGCAAAGCAACCACAATATCAAAATCTGAAATCTGAATGCTATTATTTATTAGCGCAATTCATTGAGCAAAATCACTTAACGTGTTTAGTAAATTCGCACAAAGAACAAATTGTTAAAGAACTGGAAATGATTAAACGTCATCGCGCTGATGTAGATGGTAAGTTGCAAGTCACACCAAAAGAACAAATCAAATTACGCGAAGGAATTTCACCCGATTTCGCTGATGCGATTATGATGCGAATGTTCTTTGAATTAAATCCATCTTATGGACAATATGTTGTAGGTTAAAAAAAATAAACTAAATTCACACAATGAAATATATTTACGAAACAATGGGAATAACGCAAGAACGCGAACGCTTCCTTATCACAATGCTATCAACATTAGTGCAACAACAAAAACAAATTGGTGATATTCTTACTGAATTTCACAAGTCAAAAAATCTAACGTCAAAAGAAAAAATGTACTTGTCATTTTGCGCAGGTGCTATTCTTGAAAAGAAACACAACGAAGAAAACTAAATAAAAAAAAACAATGCAAACAGACGAAGAAAAATTAAGAGTAATTAACTTGCTGATGTGGTTGCAGGTAGCAATCTACGCTTGTGATGAAGTTGAAAACATTAGATGGTTCAACAAGCATCGCACGAAACAATCACTACAATCATTAGTGCGCACGATTCTAACCGAACATAATGTTGTTATCAAAGCGTTTTGGGACACGAAAGGTGTGCAGATGGAAGAAATCACGTTGATACTTGATGAACTTACAAAACAACTTGCGCATTGCCAGTATCACAAATTACCCGAAGTTACTGAATGGATAATCAATAACGATTACCTGCGTGAAATCTAAACAAACTAAAAACTAAATAACTATGACACCACAAGATGTTATTAAAGCAATATTGCTCGGTGCATTGGTAGGTTTAAGTATAAGTGCTTTACTTTACCTATCTACAATTTATTACATAACAATACCTTAAATGACTATGGAAACGAAAGAAATAGTAGAATTGATGTTGAAATCATCAGACCATAACCCATACACGGGGATGATATCAAAGAAAGACAATTTAATCGCAGCGATTGACTTGGCTAAATTATGCAAAGACTTTGCAGATAAAGGACAGATGGATGAAGCAATGAACATTGAAAGTGAGCAATGGGTTGTGGTCATTTCTGAACTCGAAGGCATGTCGCTTAATTGTGAATCATTGATTCTTAAACAACAATTCAACTTTGAAATTCATCCTGATGAACTTGGTAAGATGACTTGGAATGAAGCAGTTGAAGCAGTAAAAAAGTTAGGTGATGGATGGAGATTACCTACTATATTAGAATTACATTTAATTTACAACAGTGAGTTAAAAGACAAATTCAAAACTGATGATTACTATTGGTCATTGTCGGAGTTCGATTCCAGCATTACATGGTTTTTCTACTTCTTCAATGGCTTCTCCAACTACAACTATAAGGACTACACCTACTATGTTAGGGCTGTTCGTGATTTAACTATTTAATTATTGAACTATGGAAAAGAAACAAACTGCGGTTGAATGGTTAATTGAAAAAATCCATAAAGATTTAATTCATAAATCAATGGGGCAAATTTATGGACAAGCCAAGCAAATGGAGCGTGAGCAGATGAAAAATGTGTATCTAACTCACTGTGTTAAAGCAGAGCGTTTGAGAAAATTATTTGAGCAACAATTTCAGAAATACTACAACGAAACATACGGAGGTAACAATGAGTAATTGGATAAGCGTAAAAGAGGCACTGCCAAAATCTATAAATGATGAGTATTATTATAGCGAAAATGTTTGGGTGCTTTGCGACAATGAGGTAATGGTAATGAGATTGGTCTTAATACAAGATGATGATGGAGATTGGGCTTGGTTATGGGCAAATTGCTATGGAAATGTTTTTGGAGATGGTAAAGTGGATGATGATTACGAAGTAACACATTGGATGCCATTAGAAATTCCACAAAATTTAGGAGGTCAAGAATGAAAAACTTATTGAAATACTTGATAGCCGTAATTATTTCACTCATAATTGTGGGTGTTGGAATATGGGGTGTAATAACAAACGAAAGCGAAACAACAGATGGTTGGAAATTTTTTGGTTGGCTTTTAGCAGTTTTAATTATCGGAGTTCCGACTTTTAGATTTTGGATTAAAACAATAGGTTGGATTATTGATTTGGACGAAACTTACGGAGGTCAAGATGAAAAGTAAAACACTTTTAAGTACGAATAAATGGACAAATCAACACATATCTTGACTTATGGTCTTAAAAGTCATACAATAATATGATTTTGCACCCTATAAGGTATATTATACCATATATTATTATATGAAATACCCTGGAGGGTATATATGAAATAGATGTTATAAATAACACTTGTCACATATATAGTAAATTTTTGTGACGAGCTATTGTGGAAAATATTTGCCAAAATCAGGCTTTTAGTGGAAAATAAACAACAAAACAAATGAAAAAAATTACAACGTTATCTTATTGACAGAAAGTGATGAAAGTTGTGTTTTTTGTCAATAAGAAAAAAGATTAAAAAAATGAATACAAGTAAATTGTTACAATCAGTAATTGATGATTTAAAATTGCGTGAGCAAAAAGGAATCGAAACGTACAAGACAACGATGGATCGCAAAGATTTGTCGCATCACGAATGGCTACAACATTTGTATGAAGAACTTTTAGATGCTTCGCTTTACACGAAAAAACTAATTCAAGAATTTGATAAATTGAAGTTTACTTTGATATCAGAAGAATCAAAAGACCTTCAATGATTGCAACACCAGTTGCGATTAAGAAAGCATCAGTACGATGCTTTTTTTGTTTTGTTAACTTATCATTCTTGTGTTGTAAATCTTGTTTATCTTTTTCTAATAACTCGATTTTATTTCTGAATTCTTTTTCATTGACGTTATACTTGTCAATTGATTTCGAATACAATTGAATATCTTTTTCTAACAAACGTATTTTTTGTTCGTGAATTTCTGATAAGTCACGAAAGTAACGTTCACTTAATATCAATTTATTAATCAACTGGAATTGATTTGGGGTTAAAGTATCGTTGCTTGTCAAGTTGTTCGAGATAATACCACACGCTATCGATTGCGTGTTGGTCAACATTTGTAATCCTACTGATACGATTAAAATCCAAATAGTATTGATTAACACGTTGCGCTTTTTTGTTTTCGATTTCATATAACTGGTTAACGATTTCTAATTGTTGCTCTCTGTATTGTTTTAATTCACCTGCATTTGCATTCAACGTACTATCGATGCGCTGAATTTCTTTTGATTTGTCAATGATAACTGGTTGTTCTTTTGGTTTCCACACATACCAACACAACACTAACCACAATGCAGAAGTTAAAATATAAATTGTGATAGTCATATAAATCTGCTTCATAAAATTCTTCCGTTATGTATGCGATAATTCTTGACGTGAAAATCTTTACCAACACCACGTGTGATTATTGCAAAACCGTGATTATACTTTGAATAAGGGTTGTAATCTGGTGATAATTCCGACAAGCAACCAACACCCCAACACGTAACAATCTTACCATTAATATCACGTTCAGAATGTTCAGCCGTTTGGTGGTGATGTCCACACATCGCAGTTGCTTTTGCTTTCATATACAAGCCACGTGCAACGTTTACAGATGGTATGAATTGCTTACCAAATTCGTGACCGTGAAAAATGCTTAACGCACCAACGTTTAATTTGCTTTTTCCATCAATCCAAATGATTCTGTTTTTGTCGCAATGCGTTAACGTTGGAAAATCAAACGCATCAATGTCAAATAATTCGGGTGCTTTCACGCGCATATAACGCCAATAACGTTCTTCGTGATTGCCTTCTTTGTAATAAATTGTTGCGTTTGGAAATGCTTGACGTAACTCAAATAAAAACGTGCGCATCGCATAAAGTTCTTCGCTGAATTTTCTTTTCTTTGGATCTTTCACGAAGTCACTAATCATATGACAATCTAATGCATCGCCATTTAAAATAATTGTATCACACTTTTCTTGAATACCAAAATCAATTGCAAGTGTTAACGCTTCAACATCGTGGTAAGGTATATGAACATCAGATAACACAAGGATTTTAGAACCTTTCACGTCAATGTGTTGACGTTTCTTTGCGTAGGATTTCGGAAGTTTAAATGGGTTGTACGCACGTGGTTTAGTATCCATCAACGATTTGTCTTTTAATACTTTTTTATTCCTTTCACCATTCTTTCCACGTATATAACGAACACAAGTACGTGCGTGTTCAATGCTGATATATACTTCTGGATGTTCTGCAAAAAGTTTTTTAGCAAGTGTAAGTGTTGGTGTGTTTACATATTGCTCACACACTTTCTTCGCTATCAGATGTGTTTGTTTTTGTGACATTATTTTTATTTGTGAATGCTTCTACAACCGTTGAACCTAACACACCACCTGCAAGAATCGCAAGTGCGTCAAACATAAATTGTGGTGTGACAAAACTTGTGAATGTTCCAACATACGATAACGCAATTAAGTTTATTACAATAAAAATAGCAGTAACTCTCTTACTGCTAACCTTTGTTGAATAACTTGTTAAATGTTTCCACCATTCTTTCATAATAATTTCATCAGCAACTCAACGATAAAACCACCTACGATGCCCATTCCCGTTGCAATTCCAGTAAACTTTGCAACTTGTAATTTTTGATTTTGAATGTAGCGTTCGTGACGTTCAACTTTCTTTACTAATCCTTCTTGCATCATTTCATCATCACCAATTAACGTGAGTAACACTCTATCTAATTTGCGATTTAGCAATTGAATTTCTTGATGTATCAAATGTGTTTCGTTTTCGTGGCTCATAACCATTCGTTTAATAACGTATAAGTAAAATATGTAACACCACTTGCTTTGCACATTGAAATCAATTGCGCGAATTCTTGTGGGTTATTTAATACTTGACAACCTGCACTCCATTTTTCAACCAACGTACTTATTGCATTTGGATTTGCACGATGTATGTTTATTCCAAAATTACCACGTTCAATTACACGTGATTCTTCTGCAATTTCATTTCTATTTGCATCACGATAAACTACAACTGGTGCATACTGAACCAATGCTTCATATTGTCCTTTATGAAATCCTAAAACATAAGTGTTTTTGTATTGTTTAGGAACTAACAACGCAGTACCTTTTGGATTCATCAGATTTAACAACCAATGTCGACCTGCATTTGTTGTAGCGCTGAACCAATACACATCATTGTCTTTTACCACACCAACTAAATCATCAAATTTATTTGGAACATTAGCGCGTGAACGCACACCAACTATGTGGAATTTCATTGTGAAATCATAACCGTGTTCTGCGAATTTCTTTTGTAGTTGTTCAATTGTTGGTTTGACCATCGTGCAGTTTTTTAATTTGTTTTTCTTTTTTAGCAATGTATTTTTTTAGTTTAACTAAATACATTTGTTGCTTTTCAATATCTTTTTTTCTTCCCCTTGACATAAATGATTATTGAAAATAAGAATCTAACCAACCACGCTTGTATTGACCTTTGATGTATCTATCACTTCCCATTGAAATCTCAAAACTATTTGATGGATAAACATCAGTATCTGAATACAATTGATTCTGCGTGTTCGTTGAATACTCTGGAAACAAAGAAGTGTTATCACACAAGTAATCAACCATACGCGCAGTATAGAACATTGCTTTTTGCCTTGACTGGTCACGATAATTTTGCAAATCGTCTTGAGTAATTGGTTGTGAATCTTCACTTGTGCGAATCACCAACGAACCATTATCTGTTTTCATATACAAGTGGGGGAGCATTTCATACATTGCCCACCAACACACCATTCTACGCACCCAGTTATCGAGCAACGTTAAGTAATTACCGCTAATTGTATTATTCGCAACATCACTTTTTATCTTATTGTATAAATCAGTACCAAGATATTGTTGCAAGTGTTCATCTTGCGCAAGATAAATTGCTGGGTACATAAGTAATGGATCGACTGAACCATTTACCCACGTGTATTTTTTGATGTAATTTTCATCTATTAAAAGAACTTCGGGTGTTAGTGCCATAATTTTTATGAGTATTTAAGTGAACCACGTGTTGGTGTGTCTATTGGTCTGATTGCTTCAACACCTTTTGGTTTAAGTGTATCAACATTATCTTTTACAACTGAATCATTCGCAAGACCTTTGTTAGGTAGGAATTG